TCTATAATCTGGATTATTTCCAAAGACTTGTAAAAAAGCTTCAAAAACCATTTGTCCACCTTTTCTAGGTGCTGGTTCTCCAACATGTAAAAATTTAAGCGGTCCGCCAATATGATTTCTTTTTACAGGTGTCCACATTTTTTCTACTCCATGTGGATAAACATAAACATCTTCTATACCAAGATTCTTATAAACATTTGCTACCCATGAAGAAGTTGCCCATATATCATCACATCTTTTTAATTGATCTAACCATCCTTGTTTTAGTTGAGTAGATTCCCAAGGATGATAACCAATTTGTTTTTGATTTTTTGTAAACATAAAAAATTGTGGTTGACTAAAATTTAATTGAACTTTAGCTTTGTTATATCTAAATGGTATTTTATGCCCTAATTCTTGCATTGCTGTAACCATATGAAAACCAGCATATCCATAACCTGTGTCTACATTTAAAGAACCTGGATTAGTATTAAAACTCAAAATCACGATTTGACAAAGCCTTCCCAAATAGGTTAAGATATTACTCTATGTTTAAAAAAGATATAGTAGTAGCAGCGACTAAATTAGTATTGGTGGGTTGGCTTTTCAGCCAATTCCCAGTTATAGCTAATTCAAATGCCGCTGATAGCATTATAGCAAAATCTGATGCAATGTTGCAAAACGTTAAATTAGATGACAACGTAGAATACGTATACCTGTCCGATTATCGGAATCAGGATACCCAGTTTTCGGATGAAGACCTGGCCCAACTGCTCTATTGTGTGGGCTTTCGCAAATCGGATTTGCGAGAGGCATGGGCAGTTGCTAAAAAGGAGAGCAACGGTAGGCCACTTGCTTATAACGGAAACTCAGGCACTGGCGATAATTCCTATGGAATTTTCCAGATTAACATGATTGATAATTTGGGGCCAGCGAGGCGAGATAAGTTTGAACTAACTTATAATCGAGACCTCTTAAATCCAGTAGTAAATGCTGAAATAGCATTTCACATGTCACGGGGTGGCGAGAACTGGACTTCTTGGAAAGGAATGACTCCTAGAACAAAACAATGGCTTGCTCAGTATCCGAATGACTTTAAACCAATGCCATGTAAAGATCAGAGACCCAAGAAAGATAAAAAATAGTGGACATTAGGGTAGTAAGGGCATTTATTGAACTCTTTCCTCAAGATAGAGACATTAAGTGCCCTTACGATTCTTACGATTGTTTGCCAAACATGGATCATAATGATACAATCTATCTGTATTGCCTAGCATGTAACTATAAAATAAATGTTGGATTAAACTTGTACGACAGAATGAAAAGAGAACTTGGTGGAATTGCAAAAGAAGGTTTTAGATAAAGGCTACGTAAGATTCGTAGATAAGCTTGGTGACGACCTGTCAGTAGTAAATGCTGCTAGAGTGTCATATGATAAAGAAAGCCAGTCTTTGTCTGAAAAAGACAAAAAGTTAATAAAATTTTTAATTCGAGAAAACCATACCAGTCCATTTAGACACGCAGCTGTAACCTTTGAAATATATGCTCCTTTGATGGTTGCAAGACAGTGGTGGAAGTATGCCGTTGCTTCTAGTCATGTAGATGATCAGAATGGTTGGAACGAATCATCCCGCAGATATATAACAGAGAATGAAGAATTCTATATTCCTATGCCGAATGAGTGGCGTTCGGCGCCAGAGAACTCTAAACAGGGATCTGGGTCACCAGTAGATGTAGAAATAGGTGCAAAATATTATACTGGTCTTATGCACCTAATAGATACCAGTATGACCATGTATAAAGAAGCATTGAGTGACGGCGTCGCACCAGAACAGGCACGTTTGTTACTTCCAGCATACTCCATGTATGTCCGCTGGAGATGGACTGTATCACTACAGGGTGTGATAACATTCCTAAATCAGCGTTTGCCACATGATGCCCAATCTGAGATAAGAGATTATGCACAGGCAGTAGAAGAAATTATTAAGGAAGTATTTCCAGTAACATATGAGACCATAAGGGAAGAAAATGAGTGACGCCGAAAAAGAAACACTAGAACTAGATCCCAATTCAGGATCAATTGATGAAAACATTGGTATTGTCACCTATATCATGCTATCTCGCATCTATGATGCGCTTTGCATAATTGGTGACGGTGTGGGTAAGGGTGAAGAGATCCTTGCTATGGTTGAAGCCCATAAAATGGGTAAACTGCTAGGGCCAGAGCCAGCAATCAATTCAGAGGTAGAAAATGAAGCATAAAACATCTTTCGTAGTGGGAAGTGTTGCATTGCTCTCTGGCCTTACAGCAGTTGCATTTTCCATTTATGCAGCTAAGACATTGGCAGATTTACTAGAAAAAATGGAGTTTGAAGTCGGGGAATCACTTGACGATGAAAATGAATTCTAGTATACTATAAGAAGTGCTTGGTTGTAGCGACCACCACGCTCCCTTGCATTAGAGGCCTCCAGTTTTCCGCAGAACTGGAGGTTCTCGTCTTATAGGGGGTAAATATGGCATATGCCAGATTTTGGGATAGCGACCTTTATCTATATCCTCATGTGGATGGATATATAGAGTGTTGTGCTTGTTGGCTTAATGAGCCTCTAGAAGGCGAATTTGGGCTATCTCAGAAGATCTCTAACGACGTGGAACTTAAAGCCCATTTAGCCTTACATGAGGCGGCGGGACATAAAATGCCAAAGAACCTATATGAAGAGATATTACTGGATAAGGGAAGATATACTGCGTTATAGCAAGGAATTGGTTTTGACTCCTGCATTCCAAAGAATGCAGTCGTATACATAATCCCCTAATCCCGCCTCAAATTTATCCCAGAATCCTGGTCTATTTTCAAATTGACCTACAGCTTCTTTTAATTTTACAGTTTTAGCCATCCATACTTCAAATTCATATGTATTTGGATGCCACCACTTATCTACTAAATTTTTATTAGCTTCTGCTGCAGCCATGGCTTCTTCTGACCAAATAGGAAGATTCTTCCTAAATATGTCGATAAATTGCCATACTACCTCTGCAGATTCTAGCTTCATTTGTTCCCAATCTTCTTTTTTATATGAAGCTATTCTACGATCCATTTCAGCTTTATATTGTTTGGGCCATTCATAAGATTTCCAGAGTTCTACGCAAGATACTCCTTCCGCCTCAAAAATTTCTTTGTATTTATCTAGCTGCATTTTGTAACTGCTGTCAAATGTTTTAGGCATACGGAAATACGCTCACAGTCTAACCAGTCAAAATATATGCCTGGTCTATCGCAATAATAACATTTGTCCATATCTACATTATACACCTCCCAATATTCTAGTCGACTAATATTTAGATTTTACAAAATGTTAATATCTGTTTATTTTGTATGATGCATGGTAAAAAAAGAAAAAATCGGACAAATAGTGCGCCCATAACCATAATGTGATGAACCTCACAATAAAAATGTCCGATTTGTCCGTGTCTGAACTTGAAAATGTCAGTGGGGTCTGCTAGTATTCACTTATTAGATAAAAGAAAGGAGATTAGCAAATGCTAACTCAAACTACATTAGAAAAAATTACATATGAATATCAACACGGTGGTGTAAAGGGTAATCACCCTGAACTAACTACCTATGAGCGTAAGGCTCTGCTAAAGTATCTCTTTAGCCTTCCGTCCAAATGCTCTGCGGAGTGTGAGGCAACTCACACCGCCTAGACGGCGTGTCGGCTAGACTTTGTCGGTCTAGTCTGATAGTATTCCATTATTAGTTAGAAAGAAAGGGGACAAAATGTCCGCAAATGTTTATTCAATCGAAAGCCTACTAGTAGGCAAGCCTTACCGCTCTCGCTCTGTTGAGGGTGAAATCGTAGATGCTGAAAAGCACCCTAAAGCGGTTTGGTATCAAGACGCTGAGGCGTATCTTGTTCAAATCCGTAAGAAAAACGGAGGATACACCTACCGCACTATTGCGGTGAATGTGCCCTAAATCACATTCAACCCACGGCGTGTCGTCTTGATTTTGTCAGTGGGATAGGATAGACTTCCAGTCATAACAATTAAATAAGAATTAGGGTATGAGCCTAGCAAATAAACCGAAAGGGTGAGCCTAGCAAATAAGACCCAAAACAAACCCAATAAACTAAAAGAATAGGAAATAAAAAATGAAATTAGATGTAGCAATTTGGAATGGTAAGAAAACAAAAGTTCTAGCAGTTGAACAATTCTCTTCATCAAAAGAGGCCCTAGATTTCTTGTCAGAAGTACAAAAACTAGACAAGGATGCTAGCCTAACAATCTCTGCAGTTAGAAAGTAGTAAAACGTCAATGATCAAAATTCTCATGATTGTGATCATTGTCACCGCCCTCGGCTATGTTTTTACAGCATAGCCCTGTGGCGTAAATCACACCAGCTCTCGGCGTGTCGACTTGACAATGTCCAAAATGTCCGAATTTGGGCCGCCCCCCGCACTCGGGCGTGTCTGTGGATTATTATGTGGATAAAAAAAATCTCTGTGATAAACATCACAAAGTCCAAAATGTCCGATTTATACCCCTCAAAATGTCAGTGGTCTATGCTAGACTTTAGTCATTGAAAGGTTGAGAAAGGTTCTCAACAAAAGAAAGGAAAACAAAATGTTTTCACTAAGTTATAAAATTCAGAGTAAGTCTGAAAGTAATGTTTTCGGAACTTGTTTAGGTGTCGTGTTCGATACCGAACAAAAGGCTTGGTCATACCTTGACCTAGTAGAAAAAGATAACTACATCTTAGAGTGTAATCTAAGAGAGTTAGAAAATTATAAGCCTTCAAATCGTAAGGTTTATGCTACTACTAGAAGTTGGGAGTAGTCTAATGGCTAATCTAGAAATTTTTGAAATGAATTCTAATGGTGCTGGTTGGGTATCGTTAGAAAATGCTTCACAATCTACTAAAACAGATTTAGAGTGGGCTTTGATAAATCATAAGTCAGCTAAAATCGAGGTTCGTCGTTTAGATAAACCAACAATTCGCACTTGTTCAGTTTGCGAATTAGCACACGAAGGTTTGTATTGCTTCAATTGCTTTACAGGTTATCGTGTTCGTGTTGGTAAAACTAAATTCGCTAGAGAAATTCGTCTAACACCAATTTCTTGTAATAAAAATTTTAGAAAATAAAAATAAATAAAAAAAAATAAATAAAAAAAATAATTTTGATTTGACAACGATCAAAATTTTTGCGGCCCCCGAGGTCGGGCGTGTCTGGGGATAATTATGTGGATAACGAAAAAAACACTGTGATTTTTATCACAAAAAAAATGTCTCAAAATTTGAGATTCGGGTGGAAAATGTCAGTGGGCTATGATAGTCTTACGACATAAGATAAAGAAAGGAAGTCAAAATGACTAAACTAAGCGTAAATGAAAACTACTACTCAACAGGCGAAAGTTTCTTTTGCTGTGATGAGCAAATCGTCAAAATGTATTGCGAGCCTCACGGCGAGTTTATGGGTTGCTATTTCTGTGAGTTTGATTACACAGACCCTTGCGAGTGTGAGCCAATTCACACCGCCTAAGCGGGGTTTTGATTTGAAAATGTCGGTGGTTTTTGGTAATCTACCGATAACAAAATAAGAAAGGAAAACTAAAGATGAAAAAGAAAGATTGCTCTCTCTGCTACGGAACAGGTCATCTCTACTATGGAGATGAAGAAAATTTTGATGTGACTTTTTGCGATGTATGCGACGGAACAGGAAAGGAAAACTAAAATGAAACTAGATGAATACAAAGCCCTAGTGTTAGCCCAAAGAGAGGCTAGCAAAGCGGAAGCCTTGTCAGTGCTATCTGCTAAAATCTCCAATAACACCGAAAGAAAGGAAAACTAAAAATGACTTACACAATGTCTTGGGAACGCCCCAACTATTCTTGGGATAACTACTACGAGGATAACTCTGAGTTATTTACTACGCCTGAAGTGGAAACAGACCCACTTGACTTGACCGAGATTTCTCTCTCAGAGATTTCTCTTGATGAAATGACAGATGAAGGACTTGACTTCTCAGATGAGTGGGGTATCTAATGAAAAAAAATGTTTTGATTTCTTATGTAGTAGAAGCAGAAACAGACCTAAAGGCTATTTTTGCTCTGAATAAATCTCTTTCAACTCTGCCTGAAAGCGAACTTGAAAAGTTTGAGGCTTTTGATGTTGTTGAGGTGGTAGAGTAATGATGACACGAAAAGACTATGTGGAAACCGCTCAGATTTTATCTGAGCATTATCCTAATCAACCTGAAATCGTTCAGGTAATCGCTGACAGATTTGCGGAGTATTTCGCAAAAGATAATCCCCGATTTGATAAAAACCGATTTGATAACGCAATACGAAAGGAAAACTAAATGATAATCAAAGCAATGGAAATCGCTGAAGCCGTTGAAAGTGCCGTATTTGATGAGGGCGTGAGAGCAAATGCTCAAATGCTTTTAGCACTTCACGAAATGAAAGCCGATAATGAAACTTTCATAAAAGCAATTTTTGCCTATTCTGCTATGTTGTCCGCAACAGTAGGAGATAAAGTCACAAAAATTTTGCTAACCGAAAATGATTTTGACAAAATGCTAAATGAAATTGAAGAATTTCAAGAATTAGAAAAAGGAGTTTTAGGTGAGTAGATTTCTTACAACTTTAGTTCAGCTCGGACTTTTGATTTCTGTTTTTTATTTGTTGCGTTTAGTAATTCAAGACATAAAAGAAAACGGATTCTGATCTAAATAAAATTGTTGAAGGTTCAACTAAATTGGTTGAACTTTCAACATGTCCGATATGTCCGAATTTGCTGCCACGGACAAAACGGACATTTACGACATTATGATCTTTCTCACAAGAATTACGGGAATGTGAGAAATTTCACAAAAAGCTGATTTATCGGCGTGTCGAATGGAAAATGTCAGTCCTTTCGGCTATAATTACGGGCATAAAGAAAGGATAACTAAATGCGTTCATATTCAATTGTAGACTTGCTAGTAGACCAATACTACGCACCTACTTCTCTCCGCCGTCGTTTCAATGGGGGCGTAATCAACTTCGCAGAAAAGCGTGAGGATATTTATTTATCTGAAGGCTATGAAGCGTTCGCAATTCGCTATCGCCCAACAGGCTCTCTAAAAGATGAGTGGGCAACAGTAGCCGTAAGGGTGTCTGACTAAATGTCAGACCCCTATTGTATAATTACCCAAATAACCACGAAAGGAAAAAAAATGATAAACACAACAACTTGGGCTAAATTCCCCGTAACCGTAGATGGCGTAGATTTCGTTTCTGAAATTGACCCTGCTGGCTCTTTCTATTCACAAATTTCTCGTATGCCTGCGGAAGTATTGCAAGGATTACACGAGGAAATGATTCACGAACTTATTGGCAACCCTGCTCAACTTTCCCGTGAGGAATTAGAGTATGAGTTATCAGTAATAAATGACGGTGCTGAACAGGCTATTTTAGCCCTAGCGTAAATTGTCGGTGGGTAGGTGTATAATCTACCCACTAACACAAAGAAAGGATAACTAATGATAAATTCAGTATTTCGCACAGAGTGCGATGAGTGTAATGGATATGGCTTGATTTTTTGGGGCAATAACCAAGACTATGAAGTAATTGCTTGCGAGTGTGCGGAGGTGCCATTCTAATGGAAAAAGAATATAACTATGCGCTAACAATTTCCTATGACGGGGAATTAGTTAGCACTATCAGAACTGCGGATATGCTTGAAGCCGTAAATGCGTGGAATAAATGCGTTGATTATGGTGATGCTAAAGAATACGCAACTTATAACTTGTCAGACCCGTTTGGTAAAATGTATACTAAACACTTTTATAGAAATGGAGTAGTAAGTGGGAAGTAATTTTGCACACGATTTAGCAAATGGTGATTTAGATTTATCTACCGCTATTGGTATTCACTTATCTTCTAATCATTATCCGCCCGTTCCTGGTAGTATGGTAATGCCATGCATCGAGGCTATCGAAGCATATAACGAATTAGATTCAGATAGAGAAATTGCTATGCCTGAAGGCGTATCTTATAAAGGAAAAAATACTGCACCTGCTTGGGCTATTGTTGAACAGCACCACCTTGATGCTTGGATTTCTGAAGGAGAGGAATACTAAATGGAAAAATATCTAATAACTTTATCAGTAAAAACTGATACTGATCCAAGCGATTGGTATTTTGGTGAAACTCTAGTAATAGATGAAGAGTATGAAGTTATAAATATAGAAAAAGTAAAGTAACTAACGGCGTGTCTACTTGACACGCCCCCCTTTGGGGTGCCGCCCCCAAAAACATAGCTTTGTCAAATTACGACATTATGAGATTTATCACAGATTTCACGGGGCTCAAAAGTAGAAAATGTCATTGGGTTCGTGTATAATACGGGGTCTAGGAGAAAGGAAGCAAAAATGGCTAACACACCAAAAATCGGTGAAACCATTACTACTGCTAAGTCTGGTGTTTCAGGCGTAGTTCAGGAAGTAGTAAACCATCAAAATGTCGGTGGGGGGTAGTATAATACACCCTAACAAAACCACTACGAAAGGAAAACAATGTCAAGAGGCAAAGCCATAAATGTCAAGATTGCTACCTCAAAAGTAATCAAGGCACTTGAAACTAAGTTAGACCAAATCAAGAAAGATAAGGCTAACCAAAAGATAAATGAGGAGAAGTTCCAAAAGGCTCAGGAGAAGTATGGCAAGGAAGTTGCGAAACTTGCTCTAAATGCTATCTCAAAGGCAGAGGACTTGTCTGCTCATACAAGATACAATGGCGAAATCGCAGTATCTTTCAACCTACCTAAAGGTGCTATTGAACTACCAAAAGAGCCTGAAAAGGATTTTGAGAGTTTCCACGATTGGCAATACAAGGAAATGGTAGAGGAGATTGAAAACGCTATCCGTATTCTCAAGATGACAGATGAGGAAGTAGTTTCAACTTCAACCTATAACGCTATTGCTCGTTATCTCTAACAGATTGGGGGGAGGCAACTCCCCCCAAAATGTCAGACCCCAGTAGTATAATAATCCCAATAACAACAACGAAAGGAAAGAAAGATGACACTCGGAGGATACACTTACCAAGTTGGTGACCTATTTACAACAAGCAAGACAGGTGTAACAGGTCGTATCGAAAAGTTCGTTCCAATCTCTCGTAATGTAACTAAGGTTATGTTGCGTTTGGCTAATAACCAACAGAGATTTGCTATGGTAAAAACTTACTAATAGCAAGGTCCTTAGCAAGACTATAAACTGCTACACAAGTTTGGAGAATTGAACCACTAACAAAAATAATACAAAGTTAGTTTGAGTTCTTCTCCGCCCGCCATGGTCTACCTTTCTTTCCATGGCGGGTTTTCTCTTTTTAGATCAGAAATGCGGGCCGCCCGTGTGATATTTCTCACAGAGCTACTTACGGGTAGGATTTGAATATCCCTGTAATTTCTGCTAAAATGGGCAAATGATTACTAAAACTAGGAAAACTAAAGAGGAATTGCGCCGTATTCAAGAATTACGCCGTAGTAATGCCTCTACCCCTGTTCCTAGCAAAAAAGTATACACAAGGAAAAAGAAACACAAATAATGTCAGCCCCCTCTGCTATAATTGCGGAATATTAGAAAGGAAATAAAATGGGTTTAGATATGTACCTCTCTGCTCGTAAGCATATAAATAAAATCGACTGGAATAAGTTAGACCGTGATAGCGATACTAAGTATTCTGAGGCTACCACCCCACAATGGAATGATGTAGTAAAGTCTGCTGGTGTAGATACTCTTGTAGATAAAGAAAGTATCTATGGTGTAGATGTGTCAATAAACGTCGCCTATTGGCGCAAGGCTAACCAAATTCATAAATGGTTTGTCGACAATGTACAAGACGGTGAAGATAACTGTGGTGAATACTATGTATCTCGTGAGAAACTAAAAGAGTTACTTACTACCTGCCGTCAAGCGTTATTCAAGAAAGACCCTAGCGAACTAATGCCTAGTTCTGGTTTCTTCTTTGGCTCCTATGATATTGACCAATACTATTGGCAAGATATCAAGGATACTATCAAGCAAATAGCACCCTTGATCGAAAATGATGAGTATAAGGATTTATCCTACTACTATCAGTCATCTTGGTAAATGTCGGTGGGCCCTGTTATAATAGGGCCCATTCTAAGAAAGGACCCCAATGAAACTAAAACGTTCTAACGATAGGAAAGTGGCTAATGCCGTCTCTAAAAATGGAAAGACCCCAACAATTGCCAACACATTCGGATTACCTGCAGGAAAGGCTTATTCATGTCCTGGCGCAACGTCTATCTGTGAAAGTGTTTGCTACGCTGGCAAGCTGGAAAAAGTATACAAAGGAGTAAGGGCTGTATTGCTCCATAACTGGGAGCTCCTACGTAATGCAGATATAACTACAATGGTATCTTTATTGGATGAAATGATTGTTGATTTCAAAAAAGATTGTGATAAAAAGTCTGCAGATAAATTATTCCGTATCCACTGGGATGGCGATTTCTTCTCTGATACTTATGCCTATGCCTGGAAAACGGTAATAAATAAACACCCCGACGTTCAATTCTGGGTTTACACCCGTGTATATTCTGCCGTACCCATTCTAATGGATATACCTAACCTATCTTTATATTTCTCAACTGATGAGGAAAATAAAGAGACTGCACAAGCCTTGCGTGATTTGCATGGCACACGCCTTGCGTATCTTGCTAAGAATTTTGCAATGGGTGAAACTGTCATGAAAGAATTAGTAGGTAAAGTAGGTGCTAAGTGTCCTGAAAATGCTAAGCGCATTCCTCTAATTTCTACTAATGGCTCTGCATGCGTATCTTGTGGCCTTTGTGTTTATGGTAAGGCTGATATTAGATTTAGTGCAAGTAAAAAATGATTGACACCCCGTCCCTTATCTGATAGGATTTGCCAATGAGTTATTATGGTTTCTTAGGCTCCGCCCTTGCGTGGATTTTCTTTGGTTCTATGGTTATCTTCTTTGTTATTATTCCTATTGCTGTTCTAATAAATCTATTATCTATTCCTAATCCAAAAGTAGATAATAGGGAGTGGCAAGATTTTTTCAACTTGCCCGAAGAATAACTTGACAAAATCCCCTAAATGGGGCGGCCCGTGTGATCAAGCTCACAAAAAATAAATTCGGACATTTACGACATTACGGGCTTACTCACGAGTATTTTGGCACTTATAACTAGACAAACATGGGTTAGGTATGATAAGATTGGCACAATCTGTAACCACTATCGAAAGGAAAAATTCATGGCTCATGAATTAGAAACTCAAAACGGAAAAGCATCTTTCGCATCATTGCGAGAGCCTGCTTGGCATGGTCTTGGAACTGTATTTCAAGATGAAGTCAATACTCAAACAATGCTAGAACTAGCAAACCTAAATGGTTGGAATGTTCGTTTAGAAGAACTCGAAATTCCATCTACTCTAACATCTGATAAGTCTTATCAATATGTTGTTAGAACTAATCCTACCAACAAATCTCAAACCGATGTTCTCGGTATTGTTGGTGAGCGTTATGTTCCACTACAAAATGAAGACCTATTCGCATTTGGCGATAACATTCTAGACGGCGGAGGTCGTTGGGAAACTGCTGGCTCAATTCGTGGAGGTCGTGTTGTATTCGGCTCTCTTGCGATTGATAAGGAGATTGTGTTAGACCCTAGCGGTGTAGCAGATAAGGTCAAAACTTATCTTCTAATCAATACATCACACGATGGCTCTGTTGCTATTCAGGCATCTGTAACGCCTGTTCGTGTTGTATGCGCTAACACTCTAAATCTTGCTCTTGGTCGTATCAAGAAAAAAGATGGTGTAAAGCAATCATTCAAAATTCGTCATACTCAAACCGCAGAAGGTAAGATTGCTATCGCTAGAACTGCTCTTGGTCTTGCTACTGCTTACATGGACGAATTCTCAATTCTCGCCAATGAATTGTATGCGAAAGAAATCACCGCTCAACAATTCAATGAGATTATCTTGAAGGCTTACCCAAAGCCACAAGGTGAGAAGAAAATCGCTCTAACTAAATGGACTAATAAGGTTGATACCTTGAATGACATTTATACTGGCGAATACAATCACATGATTGCTGGCACCGCTTGGGGTGCGCTAAATGCTCTAACTGAGCGTTTAGATTGGCACCGCTCTGCTCGTCGTGGAAGTAATGAAGCGATGTTAGCAAGCGCATCAGGATTTGATGCTCAAATCAATGCGGAAAAAAATCGATTGCTAAAAGTTGTTCAATCGGTTCTTGCGTAAATAAAACGCAGAAGGGCGGGGAGAAATCCCCGCTCTTTTTTTATTGATCTTCGATTTGACAAAAGCTGAAAAATCGGGCGGCAGGATGTGACCACAATCACAGTATTACGGGTATTACGGGGTTGACACTGATATCCCTGATATGCTAAAATCTGCCACTAACTACTACAGAAAGAGGATATATGCCAAATTGGGTATATAACACCTTGACAATTCAAGGCCCCAAGCAAGAGATAGATTCTATCAAAGAAAGATTGAATCGTCCATTTACTCTAGCCCAAGAAACATTTGGTATGGGCGATATTAGTGGTATGGGATTCCCAACCAAAATTACACAGGTAACTTATAGCAATCCTGTCTTTGCTTTCCACAATATCTATTCATACAAGGATGCAGGCATTACCGACGAAGAGTATGCATGTCAACCTGACCGTGGAGGAATTGACATGAAGGACCCTGATTGGTTTGCTAAATCTGTTGAGCATGCCAAGACTCAAAAGGATTGGTATTCATGGAATAACTCTAACTGGGGAACTAAATGGGATGTTGCCGTACGTGACGGTGATGAATATCCTAATACAGAGTTACTTGAATATAAGTCAGAGGGTGAAGATAACTGGCTCGTGTACAAGTATGAAACTGCTTGGTCTCCTGCCGTCACGGTTTTAGAAAAACTATCTCATCTTGTTCCTAATTCTCTTCTTACATTAGAATATGAAGAGGAGCAGGGTTGGGGTGGAGAACTAGAAATTCTGCGTGGTAAAGTAACAGAACTAGTTAGTTATGATACTAAATGCTATGCATGCGATTCCTTAGATACATTAGACTATTGTGATAACGACTGCGGTCAGTTCTGCTCTGAATGTAATGAGGGTTCATGGCGAGATGAAGAGGCTATGGCAGAATGCGAAGAGCACAAGTCTTTACTTGAAAAGGCAGATGCATGATGTCAGACATTGTATCTAGTAAGTACACATTTATCTGTGACCCAGATGAATGTGATACTATGATCGAAGTAACTACATCAGATGGGTTTGGATTCCCATCTGGTGTGGTAAAGCTCACATGTCCATGTGGGCGAGATATGTTGCATATCTCATCCGAAAGTGGTACAATTCCGCTTTCGTCCCTACTAACAGAAAGTAACAAAATGGATAACCAGGTAACAACAGAGGTCCCTATGACCTACAATCCTAATAGCCTTACTACATATAAGGTTATTAATAACGGTGAGGTAACTTACCCAAGCATTAAGACCGTGGACCTAGAAGGAAAACTAGATTCTTTGGTCCGTCTTGAAAAGCAACTAAGCATCAGTAATAATCAGATTAGTCAGATTCTTAACAATCTAAATACTGACGGCTGGTACAATCCTAACTATGAAAAGTCTGAAGTACTTAATGACCTATGCGAAATTCTTGGCCATGAACCAAAACAGACTGTTCGTATTACGGGAACTCTTTCATTTGAAATTGACTACGACATCCCATTGGATGAGGTAGAAGACTTCGACGCACATTACTTCCTGCAGGATACATTAACACTTGATGCATACAACGGAGACGTCATTGTTGAGTCCTGGACAATTGAAGATTCGGATGTGAACTGGTGATAACCACCATTCATACTGATAAGGTTGGAGTCGCCATGTTTGAAGCAATGAAGCATGGCGTACCAGCCGAAAGTTTAGGAAACGGATTAGTAGAGTTTGATACTGGAGCAATTGAAAAGATAACTCTGCTTGTAGAGAAACTTGGTGCTACTATTGTGTCAGAGGAGGACATAGTCCCTTTAACTCCATACGTGGATAGGTTGAATGGACAATCAACATATGCAGTATACAGAAGGATGGAATGACGGGTACAAAGCCAGTCGTGAGGATCTTATAGAAGCACTTACAGCAAAAGCTGAAGGAACAGAAGACGAAGAGTTAGTCTTTGCAATTGAATGGTTAATAACAATGTTAGAGAACGGAGAGTTGAATGGCGTGGTTAGTTAAAAAGGGATCACACCTACTGCATGCGGGCACAACGGCATCTGACAGCTTAGCTATGTTTATTAAGTTAACATCAGCTGAGCCTAAATCGTTAGTATCTGAGGCTGTAGAAAAGTTTACTAAGACTGGCAAGACAGTTAAGGTAAATGGTTATTCTATTAAATGGGAGTAGTTTGACAAAACTATTCTAGTCGAGTAAAATAGTGGTATCACGGGTGAGTGATGATGTAGGTTCGGCTATCAGGTATTCACCAAGTCGATAAAGAGTCATATGGGGACATTCCTACATGGGAGGCCTGGTCAATTGGGGGACCAGGCCTTCTTTAATTACTGGCTGCCCGTGTGATAAGGATCACATAAATTTATCTCATATTACGAGATTAGGAATTGACTCACGGGATTACGGGATGATAAAATATGACCCTGAAACGAGAGGTGGAATATGCTTGTAGATCTATATGAAATGAATTACTCTGTATCACCAGGCGGAGTAGATTGTTGGGAAATGGATATTAGGACTGGTATAGGACATAGCTCCAATGTATCTGATTTTAAAACTGCGGGGGAGGCTGTAAATTATCTCCTTGACAAATACCCTGACACTACGATAGAATTAACCCTCAAATCCCTAAAAGCATATGAAAAGGAAACAAATGTCATTTCTTGAAAATGAAAATCAAATGGTAATCGACGCTGAAATGCAAGAAATTGCAGAACAATTGCTAGAAGATTGGGTTAACTCTAATTTAGATGAAGGAGAGTTATACTCAGATTGGCGTATTGCGGATATGTCATCTAGTAATTATCTAAAGGGTAGGTTTAATCAATACTATGATTTGAAACCTGAAGACCAATATTATCTAGAGTGGGATGAGGAAAAGTAATGCTAGGTTATAGTACAAAGGATGTATTTGATATGCAGAATGCTATTGATATTGCTAAGTCTTACCTGCCTGCCAATTCTTCTAATGATTTAGTTAGAGACGGATTGGATATGGCCAATGACCTATTAGAAGGATTATTAGCAGAGGGGCACATCTAATGGAATCAGAGTATATTAATAGGACTGGTAAACTCATTGAATATATGAAGATTCATATAATCAGCTTGGAACAGGATTTGGAAAATATAGCACAAGAAATGGAATTGCTAGACCCTGAATCTAAGGCTTGTAAGGAATTAGATTATGAGTATAACCATATGTCAGGACAGATTCTTTCAGCCCGCCACCTTTTGTCAGTGGCAGGTGATATACTCTAGCCATGGATATCGACAAACTAATAGACACAACTAAGTTAGACCCACACCTACAAAAACAAATTGACAACGGTTCTTCAGGCACCGACGTCATGCATGGTTACCTAAAAAACCAAATATACGAGGCTAATATTCAATATGAATTAGCCGTTGAGGCTGAAGAGGCTTCAGGCGAGGCCATGGATTCTATGGAGCGCAAATATTGGGAAGGCGTATTAGAGGCCTACCATGACATCTATCAACTTACATATGCACTAGCATTTGCAATACAGGAGAGGACCAAGGCACGTGGCTGATATGGATCTGCAGGAAAGAACACGTCGTGATGACAACTACGAAGTTTTAAATAAACTAGTAGATGACCTACAGAACGTTACGGTGTTTCCGTCCCTGGTATGGCTTTGGTGCTGGGATGTCATCCGTAACTGGTATGAAAATGAACAGTGGAAAGATGTACACGAGGACCCACATGTTGATGAATGCTTCCGCATGGACCTAGAGTTAAAAGAGATTTGGGATAAGTTCTGGGAGGATTCAGATAAGAATGGCTTTACTCTGGAGTATGGGGTAGAGGACCTGGACGAAGGTCTACGGGACTGGCTACGGGATAATGATTTCATAGTTAGCCTAGATGAAGACGGCTGGTTAGACGAAGTCTCAGATGATGAGACGAATTGACAAATTTACCTACGTAGTGGTAGGATAAACATCGCAACACCTATATGCGGAAAGGAGTAGCAATGACAAAGCGAGAGTACCTAAGCCAACTTGGGTTCCTTGTTGGTGCACGTGGTCGTTTTACACGTGAACAAATCGAGGCACTAAAGCAGGCTGAAGCACAAGGCAAAGTATTTGCCAAGCCAAATAGCAAGTAATATAACTAAATAACGATTAGGTGGGGGTGGGCTCTTGACACCCCCACTACAACTTGATAGAATGGGTGGTTATGAAAAAGTCAATCGAACAGAAAGCGGTGGAACAACTATCGAACGCAATTTCAGATATTAGATTTGAAGACAGTTTATTTGCTATGGAATTACAAAAGCAACCTCCAAAAGTCCAACGCAAGATGATGAAACTATTTCTTACAGTTTGTAAGTTTTGGGGTATTGACTGGAAATTCGATAACCATATAAACAAGGATATGGAAGTGGTTCAGATAGCGGAGAGTATCTCCGCACATTATGGGGAGGCTCTTGAAGAATGTCAGTCCCCTGTGGTAGAATGGTATCAAACAAAGCAAGAGGAGGCAGTAAACCTTGACGAGTATCGTTAGACAAGAAATACAATCGTGGGTAGCAAATCGTAGTACTGAGGAGGAAATGCCTTTAGGTACTATGTGTTATCGTGTTATGACTATGATTGCCTATCTAGGTGATAGCACAGAAGCAGAGGAAGTACATAGAAATAATGATTTAGGTACTGCCTACGCTATTGGCTATACTCTAGGTCATCTAACAATAAAGGCTAATGATGGTGCGGTTCAATACATCATTGGTGCTTACAATGCCCTATTGGACTATTTTACAAACAAACCTGCGGAGGAAAATAATGGGAGCACGAACCAACTTCACATTCAAGACTGATACGGGGTACTTTACCCTATATAGTCATTGGGGCGGAGATAGTAAATTACAAGACCTAGCCTATGCATTAGATAAAGCTAGTGCTAGACTAAGTATGGGAGATATCCCATATGCACTAAGAAATGTTGTCTGTCATATCATTGGCCCAGATTGGGCAGATGAGACAGGATTTGGATTCTTTGTAGGAGAAGAAGGTGGCGAAGAATCATATGAACCAGTATTGGTAGATTTCACAAATGGAACAGTTACACATAATAATGCTGTTAACTCCATTCAAGATTTTGTGAATTACTACGGCAAGGTGTCCGCTTCTATTTAATTAGACGGAAAGGGCCCTGAGCATGGCCAGGTAAACTGCTCATTTTTTATATACTTGACAAATATAGCTTGATCGGGCAGCACCAGACAATTCAGACATTTCGGACATTATAAAAAATTTGATATGATATTACGATCATATGGAAAAAATCACTGGAATTCCTAGCATATTAAAATTTGATTGTCAAGAGGACAAATGGGTATAAATTGGACATAGTTATCCACAGGTTATCCACAGGGTGTGGAAAATTCTGTGGGATATTACGATGATGTCCAAAAAATCACTGGAATTTACAATGTATGTATGATATGCTATAGTATACAAGGTGATCTTTTGATCACCGCCGCCCCAGGCGGCGAGGAGAATTATGCCTAGATATTTTTATAAACTCTATATGGAACAGAGAGCTGGGCAGCGGCGGAAAAAAGAACACATCCATTCCTTCTCTATATGCCCTTGTATGATAGATAATAAAGAGAATAGAATTAAATCATTATTGAAGAAAATCTTCTCAATATACAATTAAATAAATAAAAATAATATAGTTATTAGTCAAAATAGCCTGAAATTCGTGTGAATTTTGGGCTATTTTTTTTAATGGGACATTACGATATTGCCCAAAAAAACACTGGAATTTGACAGATCTGGCCTGAATATGATAAGTCTCATTATATGAGAATATCCTGGCCCAAATTTGACATTACGATTACGATTATGATAGATACGCCCCATAACCCATATAATATCAGTATAGATAATCATTAGTCCTTTATCTATTTTCTTT